TACTTATAGCTCTTACAGTTCTACAGATAGGACTGCACCTGACGGAGATAATCATAGACATAAATACTCATATCGTTCATCTATTATAGACGGAAGTAGGTTATACACCGAAGGAACGCACCTAACTTTAACGAGGAGGGTGTAATGATTAAGAAACAAATACTTTATGAGTCCATTGGATATCTACAGCTCAGAGTATTAAAAGACACTCATAGAAAAGACAAATACGACATCACATTTCTATCTACAGAGTATCCAGAATGGAGAATATGGCATAAGAATGTAGATAATCTGAAGTGTAAAGAGCTATTGTATATGTACAAACTTAGGTCTTATCTGTTTAGATTACTACCACCAAAGATAACTCACTGGTTAATCACAGGGTAATCCGACACTTTATGGGATTATCTGGGTAAATCGGACACTTTATAAAAAGGTATGAAAAAAGGTAGGGTTGTTGTGATTAAATCTCGCAGTGATTCGCACTTTCAGCCGAATCGTTCAGAACTTACACAGAGAAACGCACAGAAATCTCACAGAATTTAGTTCGCATAACACATATTATGTTAAAAAACAGAAATAACTTGACAAATACTCAGAAGCCTGTTATACTAGCTTTGCTGATTCTCATAGAGGAGTCTTAGAGTACCAGAGAGGTGACCCTTCTGTGAGGTACTCGGAGATGACTGGGAGTGTCTGTGAGGTACTGTGAGCAAGAGCTATAGGGGGGGTTAAAACTGGGTGTCGTTCTGCAATCTATAAATGCAATAAGTATCCAGTGAGATTTCTCAGAGGTCACTCATTACTGGTTGGAACGCAGAGTTCTTTGATATTCTCACAGTAAGCCCCTCCCCCCAAAATCTACTTGACTTTAAATGAACTTCCCTATATACTGGGAATAAAGGAGAGAGATATGCCAAAAATATATGAGAGAAACCCTGACACTGATGAGATTCGTGAGAGAGATTTCAACGATTATCAAGAGGCCGCAGACAGTATGAGAGATATGAACAGAGATGACCATCTGAATAGAGATAAACAACCGAGTCCTTATCGCAATGAGATGGCAGAGGCAGTAGAGATACTTCAAAGAATGAATGATAAGTTAGACAGATTACTTGAACAACAGAAGGAACATCTAGAGAAAGAACACCCTCAAGATGATGGTAAATGAATTACCCTAGTTTTCTCTTCTGGATTTTTCTCTTGACAGCAGTGTTGTTTTTGAATATAATGTACTTATGAGATATTATTTCTATATGGGATTAGGTTACATACTCTATGTGTGTATCTTCGGATATATTATGACAACTCATTTTGGGTACTGAGTATGTTCGACTATGTAGCAATACTTCTAGTGATATTAATACTATTAAACTATTTGGAGTTATAATGAAAAAGAAATTGAAGAATAAGGCAGATAAGTTTATACACTACTTTGGAGAAGGCACTGTATGGGATTTGGATTATGGTAAGTTGATAATCCTATTTCTTTGTATATACATTGCAATACAAGTATCTGGGTGTGCAGTATGGCTTTAATGCACCCTATGTATAATCATATCGGAAGAAGTCCTAAGAAAAAAAGAAGAAAGACACAATCATTACTTGTTGCAGAAAAACAACACAATGCGTGGTTGAAGTCTATGGGTTTAGATGGTAAGAAACCGAAAAGAGTAAATAGAACAATGCTCTCTGTGAACTACCATACAGAGAAACCTATCGAAGAAAAGAAAACATTCATACAACCGAATTGGAGTCCATGTGTTAAGAAACCTGAAAGAAAGACTGACAAGACTTATACCGTTGCGATTGCGTACAACAAAGGTGCGTACCAAGTCATCAGTCCAAAAGACATCAAAGACATTGGAAAGTAAAGTTGACAAACCCTTTGGTGGTGTGTATAATATAATTTTTAACAAACATGAAAGGTGGTAATATGAGTGTAACCAAAACTGCAAACGACCATAGTTACTTTTATTTACAACGTGCAAAAGAGTTGTTTCAATGCGACCAGAGAACCTTCAAATGTAATTACGCATCTTGGGATAGATTACCGAAGACTACAAGAGATTACTATGAAGACCTTGCAAGGAAACAATCGTGAACTGTTGGCATTGTGGAACAGAACTGATATGGGGTGGTGACCACGACTTAGAAGATATGACTGATGAGTATGATGTGGTAACCAACCTATCGTGTCCGAACTGTGGTGCGTATGTCGAAGTCTATCGTCCTGTACAGAAAGAGAAAGAGAGTGAAGTAAAAGAACCTGCTTACTCTCCTGATGCTCCCTGGCTAGATGATGCGATAGATAGAGTAGACCCTAAAATTTTCGAATCGTAACTCCGATTCGTTTCTGTGAGATAACTCTATGATGATACCTTTTGACGAAAAGTTTCCTGTCCATACGGAAACTCTGACGAATGTAGAAGACCTTAATCGTATATTGGAGAATGATATTCGAGAGTCTGGAGATGGGTTGCAAGGAAGAAACGCATCTGCAAAGTGTCTGATGACTCGGTGGGATATGTATGACCAATACAAGTCCTTTCGTATGTTGGGTAATGCAGCTATCCAACTTGCGTCCCTGATGCCTCTTGCAACACGAACACATCAAGACGGAACAGACTATCCTATACAATATAAAGTGTCTACCTCTTGGGGATTAATCTATACGAAAGGTCAATCCACAAGTAGTCATACACACTGGCCTGATACTTGGAGTTGGACATACTGCGTAAGTGCGTGTGAAGATTGTAGTCCTCTGGTGTTTACTCACGCAGATTATTCTATTAAACCTCAAGAAAGTCAGATGATTATCTTTCCAGGCTGGTTACATCATGAAGTTCCTACGCACACTTGCGACCATGAAAGAATTATGATTGCTGGTAATTTAGTCAGTTTGTAAAATTTCATTTGTCTATATACTCTTCACTATGTTAAAATATCGCATCATCAAAAAAGTGATATTACATGATTCTTTAGATTACGACCAAGCCAAGTATGCAATGGAAAACTTAGAAGAGAACGATAAAGAAGAATTGCATATAGAAGAGTATGAACTAAAAGATAAGTGGCGTTTAGGTCGTGACCCTGATTTACATTAACGGACTAAATACTCCATAAGGAGTATTACATGAAAGATAATTACTTTATGGGAGCAGATGGTTTCTTCTGGTTCACTGGAGTGGTGGAAGATAGAAACGACCCATCAAAGTTAGGTAGAGTAAAAGTTCGTTGTCTAGGGTTACACAGTGAAAATAAAGTTGATATACCAACAGCAGACTTGCCTTGGGCTCATGTCATGCAGTCTACAAATAACCCTTCCATGCAAGGACTAGGGAACACTCCCACTTTTCTTGTTGAGGGAACTTGGGTAGTTGGTTTCTTTTTAGATGCAGTGGAGAAACAACAACCACTGATTATGGGAACTTTGCCTGGCATTCCTCAAGATGTTGCAAATACTAATAAAGGTTTCAATGACCCTAACGGAACTTATCCTTCTTCAAAGATAACGCACTCTAATCATTCTACGGAAGAGAGTGATGTGAATCGTCTTGCACGAAACGATACCGATTTTTCACACGCAGTTGTATCTGCAAAGAATACAGGAAGAACTACAGGAGTTGCAATCGCAAACTCATCTACTACCTTTGATGAACCTAGCTCTGCATACGCAGCCTCTTATCCAAAGAACCATGTGATGGAAACAGAGAGTGGACACATTAAAGAATATGACGACACGAGTGGTGCAGAAAGAATACACGAGTATCATACAAAGGGAACATTCTATGAGATTGACAAAGACGGAAACAAAGTTACTAGAGTGGTGGGTGATAACTATGAAGTGATTGCAGGCTCTGACTTTGTAAATGTCAAGGGAAGTGCGAACCTGACTGTATCAGAAACCTTAAGTATCAAAGCAAAAACAATACAGATGGAGGCAGATACAATCAATGAAGTTTATGGAACTCATACATCAACTACTGGAACATACACACATACTGCAACGACTGGTAATACAACATACTCAAGTGGTGAGATTACAGTCAACTCTATTACACAAACACAGCATACACATTCACAACCTTCAGATAGTGATGGTGATTCTGAGTCTGAAACTAACTCACCAACATCTGGCACATAATGTATAAATAAAGACATAGGAGTCAAAGTATGTCTGCGTACACTGATGCACAAGCCAATAATGATATTACTCGTAATGCTAAACAGTACAGAGATTTGGATTTATTCTTTAGTAAGAAGTCCAACAAAGATGTCAACAAGGTAACAGATGTTGAAGCAGTAAAGCGTTCTGTTCGTAATTTACTCTTACTTAATACATTTGAAAAACCTTTTCACCCAGAGATAGCAGGTGATTTAAGAGGAATGCTTTTTGAAAATATGACACCTCTTACAGCTGCAGTTATATCTAGGAAGGTTGAAGATACTATAAAAGATTTTGAACCAAGAGCAAGACTCGTTGGTGTTGCAACAACACCAAACTTTGATAGGAACGAGTATAAGGTTTCAGTTTATTTTTACATTGTTAATGCACCAACAGAAATGGTAGAGGTAACACAAATACTAGAGAGGTTAAGATAATGGCAATAAATCAAAAAAGATTAAATGTCACACAATTTGATTTTGATGAAGTTAAGAGTAATCTAAAAACATTTTTAAAAGCACAGAATGAATTTACAGACTATGATTTTGAAGGTTCTGGTATAAATGCTTTATTAGATGTTCTTGCATACAACACTCACTATCTTGGTTTTAATGCAAATATGTTAGCAAACGAAATGTTCTTGGATAGTGCATCACTTCGTTCCAGTGTTGTATCTCACGCAAAGATGTTAGGGTATGAAATAACCTCACCTAGAGCTCCAGTCGCAACTGTAAATGTTACTTTGACAACAGATAATTCTACTGCGACTATGCCAGCTGGAACTGCGTTTACAACTTCAGTAGATGGAACTAATTATCAATTCGTAACGATAGATGATGTATCAGGTCAAAACACAGGTAATTCAATTCCTTTTGATAGCATACAAATATATGAGGGAACTTTTACAACAACAAAATACCTAGTTGACAGTAATGATGTTGACCAAAGATTTATGTTACAAGATGTTCGTGCAGACACCACGACACTTACAGTTAAAGTTCAAAATTCATCAAATGATACAACCACTACAACTTATACAAAGGCAACAGACATAACACAACTGTCAAGTGTAAGCACAGTTTATTTTTTACAGGAAGTAGAAGCTGGTAAATTTGAAATTTACTTTGGAGATGGTGCAACAAGTAAAGCAGTGGAGGACGGAAACATAGTTGTGTTAAGTTATGTAATTACAAATAAGACTGCTGCTAATGGTGCAGCTGCATTTACTGCTCCTGCTTCAATTGATGGTAATACTGCAATCACAGTTACCACAGTTGCCAACGCAATAGGTGGAGGTGAACCAGAAACAATATCATCAATAAAATTAAACGCACCACTTGACTACGCAACACAAGGTCGTGCCGTTACAGCAGAAGATTACAAAGTATATGTAAGAAAACTTTTTAACAACACACAAGCTGTTTCAGTATGGGGTGGAGAAGATGGAAGTTTCGATAGTAGCACAGGTGTAAGTTCAACACCAGAGTATGGTAAAGTTTTTATATCAGTCAAAAGTACAACAGGTATAAATCTAACAACATCACAAAAAGAAAATTTAGTTAAAGATTTGAACTCTTACAAAGTTGCATCTATTACTCCAGTAATTGTTGACCCAGAAACAACAGTTTTAATTTTAGGTGTGACATTTAATTATAACTCGTCTGTAACTATTTTAGGTAAATCAGATTTAGAAACAGCTGTTCTCACTAATCTAAATGGTTATAGTTCAAATACTTTGAATACTTTCAATAGTCCATTTAGACACTCTGAAGTTACAGGATTGATTGATGACGCTGACAATGCGATAGTGAGTAATATAACAACTGTAACTATGGGTAAGTTTTTTGAACCTTCACTAAACACCTCTACAAACTATACAGTAAATTTTGCAAATGCATTTTACAATCCACACTCTGGACATAACTCAAGTGGTGGTGGTATTCTTGCATCAACAGGTTTTCAAATCAATGGAGATACAACAACAGAATATTTTTTTGATGAAGATGGTGCTGGTGCAGTAAGAATATACTCTGTGGTTTCTGGTACAAGAAACTACTATAGTTCTGCAGCTGGTACAGTAAATTATACGAATGGAACTGTGTCTATTAACTCAATAAAAATAACAGCAGTATCAAATGTAGATGGTGCAACTTCAACTCAAATTAGAATAACTGCAATACCAAATTCAAGTGATGTTGTTCCAGTTCGTAATCAAATACTTGAAATAGATTTAGTAAACTCAACAGTGACAGGACAAGTAGATAACACCACAACAACTGGTGTTGGTTATACTACAACAACATCTGGAACTGCAAGTACAACATCAGTTAATACAACTACATCTTATCCCACCTCCTCTGGATACTAATCAATGGCAGATGAAAAGTCAAAACTACTGACTAAAGTTTCACCACTCATAGAAGGACAGGTGCCTGACTTCATACAGGCAGACCACCCAATCTTTGTAAACTTTTTAAAACAGTATTATAGGTTTCTTGAAGCTGGTCAAGTGACCTATGAAGTGGTAAACAGTTATGTGCGTTTTGAAACTACAACTGTTGCATATGTGTTAGATGAAAAAGATAGTGACAGAATACTTACAGAGGATACACAACAGTTCACTAACGGTGAAACAATTACAGGTAACACCTCTGGTGCAACTGCAACGATACTTGTAGAAGATTCAAGAAATCTAAAACTTTATATTTCATCACAACAAAAGTTTATCACTAACGAAACATTTACTGGTGGCACATCTGGTGCTCAAGGTAAACTTACAAACTATCGTGCAAACCCAATACAAAACATACAACAACTTTTAGAATACGCAGATGTAGATAATACTATCTTTGATTTCTTAGACCAGATGAGAGCTGCACTGATGACTGCGATACCTAACTCTCTTGCAACCAGTGTATCAAAAAGAAAACTACTTAAAAATATTAAAGACCTTTATGCAGCTAAAGGTACAAAAGAAGCAACAGAATTATTCTTCAGAATATTACTTGGAGAAGAGGCTAATATATTCTATCCTACAGAACATATGTTGCGTGTATCAAATGGTGATTGGAGAAGAGAGGTAACTCTAAGATGTTCTGGTTTTACTGGTGTGTCTGGTGATGAGATTATTAATCAAAAAATTACTGCACAAACTTCTGGTGCAACTGCGATTGTTAATGATGCGATTACATTTCAAGAGGGAACACAATCTGTTACAGAGTTAGAACTTGCAAATATTACTGGAACATTTCAAGATGGTGAAGTAATTATTGCAAACTCTACTGTGCGAGATGTGAATGTTTCATTTACAGTAGAGGCTATACTTTCATCTGCATCTTTATCTAATGATGGTATTCTTCACACAGACACAGAACCAGTCGAGATAGAAAACTTAGGAAACAATAAAGCAGAGATAGTTGTAAGTGGTATTACCAGTGGTTCAGTAAGTGAAGTAATAGTTGATGATGCTGGTTCTGGATATGAGGTGGGAGATGTTCTTACCTTTACAACTTCAGAGAGTGATACTAAATCTGCAGCTGGTTTCGTCAGTGTAGTTGGTGGTGGTATACAATTAGAAACTGGGACACTAGATGACTCTGAAGTAACTACAGATGTAATCATTATAGAAGACGGAACAACTGCATCAGAAGAAACATTCAATATTGTTTTAGATAGAACAGATGTAAATGGTTCAGATGCAAACAGTGATATTATATTAGATGGAACAGATGCAACAAGTTCTAATGCTGGTTTCTCATTACTTACTGATACAGTTGTTGAAACAAACGATACATATGGAACTACAAACGATAGACTGTTCTTAGAAGAGAATACTTTTAGTTCATCAGAAAGAGGTTCTATACAAAGAATATTCTTATCAGATGGTGGACTGTACATTTCAGATTTACCGACTGTTACTATTACAAGCACAGGTGGTACAGGTGCTGCTCTTACTGCATTAACAAATGATATAGGTGCAGCTAAATCTATCAATGTAAAAAATACAGGATTTGATTACTCAACATCAAACCCACCAGAAATAGAACTACGAGCTCACTTTATTCTTAAAGATGTTACAGGAACATTTGCAAATACAAATACACTTACAACTCATACTGGTGTGGTCAAAGGTTTCGACTCCAACACGAAAGTTCTCGACACAACATTTGAAGATGTAATCAGGACAGTGCAAGAACAAGAGGGAACTTTCAACGAAGAGATTGCGTTAGAAAAAGGTACAACTATTTTAGAACCACAAGGTATTTTACTTGAAGATGAATTAGACTTTGATGATGGTGAGGGAATACTATTAGAAGATGGTGGATTTGTTTTACTAAACGGAGAAAGTAAACAAACTTATAATATTAAAATGGAAGCAAACACAATACCGTTTACTTCTTTGGGAAGTCTTATACAAGAAGACGATAGTGGTGAGATACTTTTAGAGGGTGAACATAACGAACAAGTGCAACACGAGGGTAGTAAACTTTTATTAAACAGATACAGAGAAAATAATCCTAACTCTAGTTACCTAGTGATTGAAGCTGGTAATACTGGAGATGAAAACGATAGAGTATCTACAGAAGAGTTTGGTAACTTACTCTTATTGAATGGAACAGATTCAGATGGTACAGATGCAATGGGTAAACTATTGTTCCCAGATGAAACTGGAAATGGTAATATGGTCTATGACCAAACTGCATCTGGTATAGATGTCGCTGGTGATATCATACACGAAAGTGGTATTGACTTCTCTAAAAAAAATGTTATTATCACAGATTCGAGTGGTGCGTCTGGAACTATCGTTAAGGCTGACATTGCAAAAGGTACAACAGTCGTTGATACTATTTCAACATCAGTTGGAAGTTATGAGGGTATCGAAAGCATTATCGGTGAAGACTTAATTAGAATACAAGACTCTTTCTTCTACCAAGATTATTCTTACGAAGTTCAAATCGGTGCGTCTTTATCTTCTTATCTAAATGAGTTAAAGAAAGCAGTTCACCCAGCTGGATTTGCACCATTTGGTAAAGTGACAATTGCAACTGCACTTAATGCTGGTGTAAGAAATGCTGGTTCTGAGTTACCTGGCTACGAAGAGAAGTTCTCACCAATCCTTGCATCTGCTCTTGAGAATATCTTTGAACAAGTTTTTGGAATGAGATTAAAAGCAGACAACTCTGGTATTGGACATAGAGATGATAAAATCATTTATGAAACAGGTCATGTTGCTGGAGATAATTTAATTCTTGATGGTTCATCATCAGTGGCTGCATCTAACACACCAAGTAATATTTCCATACTACTTGAAGAAGGTTCACAACCAGATGGATACGACTATGATGTTGCGTATGTAATACTGGACTCAAGTGATGGGTTCAATGATGTGGGTGGTAAGATAGATGTGGAGGCTGGTTCATCTACTGACGAATATGATAACATACTTGCAGAAGATGGAAATGTATTTGCACTAGAAGATGGTTTTATTAAACAAGGTGATGATATACTCTTTGAGGGAACAGTAGTAGACAATGAAGTTGCTGGTGGAGTAATGAAGGCAGAGAGTGCTCATAATGGTGTGGGTGGACAAAATGAAAAGACACTTGCAATAGTACACACTGTTAAGTTAAGTGTCAAACCAACAGTCAGACAAAGTAGAAATCTATTAACACACATTGCAACAAACACATTTGAGTTTGAAGATGTAACAGGTATTCAATTAGAGAATGGATTGGTATTAGGATTAGAAGATTTTGGTAATACCGATTTAGAGTCTAATAATATTCTTAACGAAGATGACTCTGGAGATTTATTTCTTGCAGAGGAGGGAACATCACCTCTTGTATCAGATAACCTTGTGTTAAATGCAACACAGGCTCCAGAGAGTTTTGGTTTCATTGTATTGAATGGAACAGATGCAAGTGGAACAGATGCTGGTGATAATATCAATATGGAAGACTCCCACGATATTGATACTGCAAGATTAATTACAGAAGATTCTTATGTTGTTCAGATTGGACAGGCAAGACAGAATGCTGGTGAGAAGATAATCGTTGAGGACAATAAAAGTAGTGCATTACAATTAAGTCAGATAGGTAGTTTCACATTTGCAGAATTTCTAAGAAGAGATAAGATTATCATAGAGAATAATTTTGATATTAATCATTTAGATTTTAAACACCATATTGCATTAGAAGAAAGCACTTCACCTATCGCACTAGAGAATAGTGAGTTCTTTGTAGAGTTAGAGGAAGAAACAAAATATAAAACAAAATATAGGGACAATGGACAGACAGAGTCAAGTCAAGCAAATGGTGAAGAGGCAGATGGTATTTCATTAGAAGCAGAATCAGGAAGTTTAGTTGTAGAAGATTACTCAACTAACTCATTTATAGAAGCTATATTATTAGAGAGTGGAACACAAGTGGGTGGGCAAGACCATCTTGCGATAGAAAGTTCTCTTACAAGAGATGATGATATTGATGATGGTTTCTTACTAGAAGATGGTACAGGTCAAGATGTTGGTGATGTTATTATACTAAATGGAACAGACAGCTCTAGTTCAGATGCTGGTTTCAAACTTCTATCACAACTTGATGAAGATGAGATACTTCAAAACCCAAGAGTATTCTTGATGGAAACATCAAATGTATTTCCAAGTGTTGGTTCAATACCACTAAGTAATTTTACACTAAATAGTACAAGTAGTGGTTATGACCCAGTAACACATTCTTCAGTAATTACAACTAGAGATACTGGTGACATTGCACTTGAAGATGGAACAGACACAAATGATTCCTCAAATGGTTTCTTACTAGAAGAAACAAGTGGGGATAATATAGATTTAGAGGGTGCAACTGGTATAACACCTTAACAAGTTGTATAAATAATTCAAAGGATTAAAGAATGTCAGCAATCATTACAGAAAAATTCAGACAACACAATGCGAGAAACTTTTTTGAGTCTTTCTCAGAGGCATCAGCAGATGTCTACTACCTTTTTTTAGGAAAGGCCACACCATTTACTACAGGTACAACTGGAGGAAGTGACAGTTCACCCTCCACACCAGCAGATAGTGTATCCAGAGAGTTTTATAACTGGGACTCAATGTTAGGTGCAAAGAAGGTAACCTCTTCAGATATCGCATACGCAATACCCAGAAGAAACTGGACAAACACTACAGTCTTTGATATGTACAAAGACAATATCAGTTCCTCTAACACTGCAACAAGTGGTGCGTCAAACCTTTTTGACTCTACATTCTTTTTCGTAACATCAGATTTTAGAGTATATAAAGTTCTTGACAACAATGGTGGAGCTGCATATAGTGGTACAGAACCTACATCAGAGTCAACCTCTGCGTTTGAACTAGGTGGATATGTTCTTAAATATATGTACAAGATTACTGCGTCACAAGCTGCAAAGTATGTGACCACAGATTATATTCCTGCCTTTGATGACTCAACGGTTACTGCAGCTGCAACAGATGGTGCAATAGAAAGTCTTTCAATTACTGCTGGTTCAGGTTATACAGATGGAACTTACTACGCAGCTGTCTATGGAGATGGAACAAATCAAGGAACATCTTCTGGTGCAATAGTTCGTATTACAATTTCAGGTGGTGCAATACAATCTTTTGGTTTGACTGCTGGTACAGACACAACAATTCATAGTGCTGGTGCTGGATATACATTCGCAACAGTCAATCTAGGTTCAGACTATATCTTCTCAAATGCAGCTCTTACAGTTTCTACTACTCTAGGTAGTGGAACAGGTGGTGCAATTTCAGTTATTATTGGCCCAAAGGGTGGACATGGTTTTACTGCAATAGATGAATTGGGTGGACACTATGTAATGACTGCAACAACAATTACAGAAGCAGAAGGTGATGATTTTACAGTTGCAAACGATTTCAGAGAAGTAGGATTAGTTGTTAATCCAACAATATTCGGCACATCAACCGTTGCAAGTGCCACCACAGCAAGACAAACATATGCAGTCAAGTTCGCATCTGCAAGTGGAACATTTGATGTTGATGAAAAAATATCACAAGCATCTACTGGTGCAATAGGTAAAGTTGTAGAATACGATAGTTCAAATAAAATACTTTACTACCAACAGGAACGATTTGGTGACTATGGAACAAACTCTACCACAGGTGCGTTTGTTGCTTTCAGTGGTGCAAACTTAATTACAGGTGCAACCTCTGGTGCAACTGGTACACCTCAAACAACAAGTTCAGAAACAGTAACCCTTGCAAATAATAACACAGTCGTATTTACTTCTGGTTATGCAAACCCAGAACTACAACCAGACAATGGAGATATTGTATACATAGAAAATAGGAAACCAATTCAAAGAGCTTCTGACCAAACAGAAGACATTAAGTTAATAATTGAGTTTTAAGTATGGCACAGAAAACAGATTTAAATGTATCACCATATTATGATGATTTTGATACAACCGATAATTTTCATAGAGTTCTTTTCAGACCTGGCTTTGCAGTTCAGGCTAGAGAGTTAACACAACTACAGTCTATTCTGCAAAATCAGATTGAACGACATGGACAGAATATTTACAAAGATGGTACAGTTATCATACCAGGCCAAGTATCTATTTCAAATGCATACACATCAATACAACTTGCGTCTACTTTTGGTGGAGAAGATGTAGTTGTTTCACAATATTTAAACACCACAACTCCTGTAACTATAACAGGTGCAACTTCTGGTGTTAAAGCACAAGTCATTGGTGTAAAAGCTGGAACATCAACAACACAACCAGTTCTGTTCATTCAGTATATTGCTACAGGGACAGACAACGAAACAACAACTTTTAGTAATTCAGAAAATATTACGGCAGATGCTTCAATCACACACACCACAACATACGCAACAAATGTTGCATCTGCAACCACTCATACTTCTGCAGCTCAAACAGGTGTATCTGCAAAAGTTGAGAATGGTGTCTACTATATTAAAGGACAGTTCGTAAGAGTTGCAGAACAAACTCATGTTGTGAGTGATAATGACTCAACTGCAAATGCAAGAATTGGTTTTTCTATAACAGAAAGTTTAATTACACCAGAGGCAGACAGTTCACTTACAGACAACGCAACAGGTTCATCAAACTTTGCAGCTAAAGGTGCTCACAGATTAAAGATTGAGTTAACACTTACAAGTCTTGCAGAGAGTTCAACTGCTGACTCCTCTTTCATAGAAGTAGTTAGAATTAAGAATGGTATCGTACAATACGAAGCAAGATTTACAGAGTATAATATTTTAGGTGATACTCTTGCAAGAAGAACATTTGATGAGTCTGGTGATTATACTGTAAGACCTTTTCAATTTGATGTAAGAGAAGGAACAACACAGACAGTTAAGAATGAAAGATTTGCTGGTGTGTACACTACTGGTGCAACAACAAATGATGATAACACTGCGTCAAGTTCTTTACTTGCACTTGCGTGTTCGCCTGGAAAAGCATATGTTAGAGGTTATGAGATTGAAAAGATTACAAACACATTTAAAGATATAAACAAAGCTAGAGATTTTAACACAGTTAATGCTGGTATCACAACCTTTGAGATTGGTAACTTTGCAAATATAACAAATTTATATAACACACCAGACATAGGTGCAGTGAGTGGTGAAACCACTGCGTACAAAACTTTAGGTTTATTTGATGACATAACTTCTACAAGAGGAAGTGCGTCTGGTAATCAAGTCGGTGTTGCAAGAGCAAGGTCAATACAATATAACTCTGGTACAGCAGGAAACACAGATGCTGTGTATAAATTATTCTTATTTGATATTAGACCTTTTACATATTTAACTTTAAATGACACACCAAGTCCAACATTAATCGCATCTCATTCAGATGGTGGTGTTAGAATTACAGGTAATACATCTGGTGCAACAGGATTAGTTTTTGGTTCATTAACATCTGGAACACAAATTGTTCTTACACAAGTAGTTGGAACATTTAGTTCTGGTGAAAAATTAATTGCATCTGACTCTGCTGAAACAGGATTGATTATAGAAAATGCAGCTAACGCTGATTTAACAATATCTGATATTGTTACACATACATTTGCAGACGCAAGACAAATATTTATGGCTGATGCAGATAATGGACAAAACTTTACAGCTGACTTAGTTCTCTCTGCAACATCTACAACAAGAGTTGGTAAGATTGTTCTTAACCAAACAGATAGTGGTGGAACAGATGAAAATGATGATGTTCAATTAGAAGATGCTTCTGGTAATATAGAGAGAGAAAGTGAAAAGGTTGCATCTCTTACAAGTCCAGAAAAAAATACATCTATATTTAAATTACCAAAGAAAGTTGTAAAAACATTACTTACTGCAACTAACGATAGTGCAAGTGATACACAGATAACAGTTCGTAGACAATTTGTTGGAACAACCACAACTGGTGGTGTGGTTTCGTTTACTGCTGGAAGTAACGAAACATTTGTATCCTTTGCAGAGAAAGATTATACAATGTCTATTCTAACCGCTGGTGATGGCACTGGTAGTCAAGGTGATATTGTAAGTGTATCTGGTAAAACAGCTGGAACAGGAACAGCAACACTAACAGTTACAGACAATACTATATTAGGTTCTGGTGCAAAAGTTAAATTCATAGGAACAATATTAAAAACAAGTGTTGCATCTAAAGTTAAGACAACACAATTATGTAAACAATTAAAAGTTGCAACTGGTGCTACTGACGCATTCGGTACAAGACCAACAGATGAAATTATTTCTCTTGGTAGAGCAGATGCATTTAAATTAGTAGGTGTGTTTGACTCAGAAGATACAACCTCAGACGCAACAGCTCCAGAGTTGACACTAGGTGCAATCACAGGAACATTTACTAGGGGTGAACAAATCACAGGTTCATCTTCTGGTGCAACTGCAAGAATTATTGATACAACATCTCCTATGTCGTATGTACTAGAAGGTGGATTTGGTACAACAGATTTTACTACATCTGACACAATCACTGGAACATCTTCTAGTGCAACTGCAGCTGTAAGTGCTGTAACTACTGGTAGTAAAGTAATTACCAGTAACTTTACATTAGATACTGGAATGAGAGATAACTTCTACGACATTGCTAGAATTGTAAGAAAGAAAAGTGCAACATCACCTAGAGGTAGATTATTAGTAGTGTATGATTTTTTCTCTCACAGTTCTGGAGATTTTTTCTCCGTAGATTCTTATTCAGATGTTGGTGGACAAATGGGTTACGAGGATATTCAAACATACACTGCAACAAGAATTGACCCTGATGACCCACAACCAAGTGGTGAGTTTCCTTTGACAGACTGTATAGATTTTAGACCAACTTGTGAGGATATAACTGGTGCGTCTACCACACTTGCAGCTGTAGACGAAATTACAGGTAATTCATTTGACTTCTTCCATAGACAGTTTGATGGAGCAGGTGCAGTTGTTATTGACACTCCACAACCAGATAGTTTTGTACAGGCAGACTTTGAATTTTTCTTAAATAAAAGAGCATCATTATTTTTAACAAGAGAAGGTGATTTTAAAATTGTTGAAGGACAATCTGCTGAAGTTCCTGTAGAACCTAAAGATTTAGAAGACGCAATGAAACTCGCAAAATTTCTTATACCAGCGTATACATTTAAACCAAGTGATGTTATTGTTGAAAGATTAAAAACTCAAAGATTTACTATGAGAGATATTGGTAAACTACAAGACAGAATAGAAAATATTGAGTTTAATACTGCATTAAGTTTATTAGAAAGAGATGCAGAAAGTTTTGAAATACAAGATGAAAATGGATTAAACAGATTTAAGTCTGGTTTTGTTGTTGATAATTTCTCTGGACATAGGTTGGGTAATACAATTAATAGAGATTACAAATGTGCTATAGATATGATAGAGAAAGAATTAAGACCTAAATGTATTCTTAAAAACGCACAGTTGTCAGAAGTTGCAACTACGGATAGTGCAAGAACAACAGCTGGTTATCAAAAGACTGGTGACCTCATAACACTACCATACACACATACAACTCTTGCAGAACAAGAATATGCAACAAAGACAGAAAATGTTCAACCATATTTACTTGCAAGTTTTGTGGGTAAAATAGATTTAAGTCCCTCTGGAGATGAATGGTTTGAAACTGAAACTGCACCAGCAGTTATCATTAATCAGGAGGGTAACTTTGATGCAATTGAAGCTGCAAATAGAAATGCGATAGGAACAGTTTGGAATGCGTGGGAAACAACTTGGAGTGGTATTACACAAGTTGATAATTTTTCAGAAAGAATACACGCTGGTTTTGCACGAAGAACAATTAATGTTGGTGCGACTTCAAGAACAGACCAAACCAGAACTGGATTAAGAACAAGAGTTGTAGAAAATGTTACTGAAGAAGTTGTTAATAGTAGAACTATTAGTAGAGCACTAATACCGTTTGTCCGTCCAAGAAATGTTACATTCACTGGTAGTGGTTTTCAACCTAATACAAGAGTTTATGGTTTCTTTGATGGTGTTGCAGTCACACAATTTATAACACCGTCCTCTGGTTTTTCATCTGACTCTACTATTGTTGCTGGAAGTCCTTTAATCACATCATCTTCTGGTGCGATTGCTGGAACATTTGCAATTCCAGACCACAGGTTTCCAGGCCAAGAAACTAACCCAAGATTTAGAACAGGTGAGGTTGCATTTAGACTTTCATCTAGTGAAACAAATGTTTTAAAACCAGCACCAAAGACACAAGGTAATGCAATATATTATGCACAAGGTATTTTAAATACAAACCAAGATACAATTCTTGCAACAAGAAACGGAACATTAGTTCAAGATAATGTTGAAGAAACAACATCTGAGTCATTTAGAACAACAGTTAGAAGAACACAGTGGTATGACCCACTTGCACAAACTTTTCTGGTTACTGATGAAGGTGGTGCGTTTGTAACTAAAGTTGATTTATACTTTGGACAGAAAGATGACACACTACCTGTCGAAGTTGAAATCAGAGAAGTGATTAACGGTTATCCTGGCCCTAAGATTATGCCTTTTGCAAGAGTGGTTAAAAATCCAGTAGATGTTAATGTATCAGACACAGCTGCAACTGCAACTACATTTACCTTCCCATCACCTGTATATTTAAAACAAGCAGAATATTGTGTTGTTGTAATGACTGCAAGTTTACATTACAGACTATGGATTTCAGAAATGGGACAAGTTGATGTTGGTGGTGGTAATAGATTAGTTTCAAGACAACCATATCTTGGTGTGTTGTTTAAGTCACAGAATAACTCAACTTGGAATGCAATACAAGCAGAAGATATGAAGTTCACATTGTATCGTGCAAACTTTACTACAAACTCGACTGGAACACTTGCATTAACAAATGATAATATAGGTGATGAAACAACTGCTGAAGATGGTTCAACAGAAGTATATGGTAGACGATTACTTAGAAATCCATTAGTGTTAACAAATAGTTCTACCGTTATGCAAGTTAAACACGAAGACCATGGTATGTATTCTACATCTAACAATGTAACAATCACAGGTGCAAAGTCTGGAATAACCACAACACTAAACGGTGCAATCACTGCCACTGCAACATCACTTACACTTACATCTGCAACAGGATTTGAAGCAAGTAGTTTGTCCTCAAGATGTTATGTAAAGATAGGTAATGAGATTATGTTTGGAACACTATCTTCTTCTACTATTGGAAGTTTAACAAGAGGTGATGATGGAACAACTGCAGCTGCACACGCAGATAATGCTACAGTTGAATTGTATCAGATACTTAAAACACCATTAATAGAAATTAATAAAACACATACTGCGATTGCAAATATTGGAATGGACTCATATACTGTATCTTTAACAACTGCACCAACAATTACTGGTGCGTCCACAAGTGCAGAGGTTGGTGATATAAGTGTATTTGCTTCAGAGAACTATAGAATGGAACTTCTAAAAACATCAATAAGTGCGTTAGAGTTACCAGAAACCACATTAACTTCAAGTGTCAAAACTACAAGTGGTACAAGTCCAGCTGGTTCAGAGAGTTCATTCTCAACTGCAACCACATCAACTGTTATACCATTAAATGAAAACTTTAAGTTTGACACATCAAGAATTATTGCGTCCAAGATAAATGAAACAAATGAACTTGGTGGTGCGAAGTCTTTCTTCTTAGATATTGGATTAAGAAGTTCTGTATCAAATCTATCACCAGTAATTGACTTTGATAGATTATCAGTGATTGCAGTTGGAAATAGAATGAATAATGTAGATAGTTCATCTGATGTATTTCCAACGACTGACTTTGTTGCATCAACAGAACCAGAGGGTGACCAAAACGCATTCATTTATATTACAAAAAGAATACCATTAGAAAATCCTGCTACTGCATTGAAAGTTTTCTTTGCTGGTCATAAACACTCTAGTGCAGAAATTAAAGTATTATTTAAAATATTAAGGTCTGACTCTGCTGATGACTTTGACGAACTAGGGTATGAATTTTTTAATACAACTGGTACAACAGACATTACAACTGCGTCTTCACTTGATGATGGTGACTTCCAACAATACCTTTACACTGCTGGTGTAACAGATGATGGTATAGGAACACCACTTCCAGAGTTTATTCAGTTTGCGATTAAGATAATCGGACAAGGAACAAACGCAGCTGAACCAATTAGAATTAGAGATTTAAGAGTAATCGCACTGGCAACATAATGGATAAAAAATATTTACAGGTAGAAGGACACGAAGATTTAGTAAGAGATACACAATCTACTGCTATTATAAACAAAAACAAAGGTGCATATCTTATTGCAAAACAAAGAGCAGAAGCTGCACAAAGACAAAGAGATGCAATAAGAAATGCGAACAGAGAGATAAATAATATAAAGAGTGAGATGCACGAAATTAAATCAATGTTAAAAACTTTACTGGATAAAAACTAATGGCTATAACAGCAGGACAGGTTACTACTACTTCAACACTCGAACAGTTTAGAGTTGAGTTTAATAAACTCCAAACTGATGTAAGTGGTATTGAAGCAGGTAGTTTAAGTTTCACGAACATATCTGCAACTCAAATATCTGTTGCAGAGTTGACAGTTACATCTACATTATCAGCTGCATCTTTTATCTTTGAAGGAACAACAGATGATGATAATGAAACAACACTAAGTGTTATCGACCCTACTGCTGATAGAACAATAAACTTACCTAACGAGTCTGGTACACTTATATCAACAGGTACAACTACAAACACATTTATTACTGGACAGACAACTATTACATCTGGTGATGTTACACCAGCAAATGATGAGTTACTAATTAGTGATGCAGATGCTGGGGTATTTAAAAGAGTTACAGTAAACAATCTAATCAGTTCTGCTGGTGGATTGACTGCTGTATCAGCAGACTCGACTCCTCAACTTGGAGGCGACTTAGATATAAACGGCCAAGATATTGTTTCAACATCAAATGGAAACATTGATATTTTACCAAATGGTTCTGGTAAGGTTATTATGGACGGAAATGGTTCATCTGGTGGTGTATCTATTAGTGATGGTGTGATTGATATAAGAACTGGAACAGGTAGTGAAGCAAAGATATTATTTTATTGTGAGAGTTCTAACGCACACGCACAGACATTACAAGCTGCACCACACTCTGCAAGTAGTAGTGCAACATTAGTTTTACCAACTGCGTCTGGAACATTGATTGGTACAGGTGACACAGGAACTTTACCACTTGCAGCTATAGATATAGATGGTGGTTCAGATATTGGTGAAGCAATAGTATCAGATGATTTATTAATCGTAGACAACGGTGCAGGCGGTACAAATAGAAAGGCAACTGTAGGAAGGTTACTTACTTTTGTACAGGCAAACATAGACGACCCAACAGCGCTTGCAATCGCATTGGGATAAATATTATAAATAAGTGATATAAACAAATAGGAGAAATAAAATGGCAGATGACGCTTCCGTATCATTTCAGGCCACTATCTTACCAGACGAGATTGCAAAAACTCTGACTGGGACAATGACCGTTACACCAGATGACGCAAACGATAAGTGGTACTACAAATTAACAAGTATAACAACAACAAGTGCAGACTTGATTGCTGGTAGATTTTTAGACTATACTGCTGTAGACCAAGACACAGACCAAACAGCAGTATCAACATCTGATAAGGTTAAATTCTTATTCATACAAAACACCAGTTCAGCAGACGGTATCTATATCGTCCTTGATGGTGGAACAGCCGCAAATGATGTTGTAGATGGAATCTTTATTGGCCCAAGTCAAACATTCGTGGGAAGATTTCCAAATACAACAGTAGGAAACATTCATGCTATATCATCAGATATCGGAGATACTGGTGATGCATCTGCGACTGCAATCGTATGTGCTTTAATAGATGACGTGTAAGGAGTAATATTCAATGGCTAATACATTTAAAAATAAAACCTTTGATGGTTCAAATGTATCTGCAAATACGGATATGATTCCTTATACTGCACCAAGTTCAACAACAACAGTTGTGATAGGTTTGACAATTGCAAATACAACATCATCACAGATTACTGTTGATATAAAACTTGATGCACAAACAAATATATTTCTTGCGAAGAACTTGCCTATACCAGCAGGTTCTTCTTTTGAATATATGGCAGGAAATAAAATTATCCTACAAGCAGGACATAGTATAAAAATACAATCGGATACAGCAAACAGTGCAGATACCTGTTTGAGTTTTATGGAGATAACATAAGATGGCATATTTGGGAGCGTCACCTCTTGCTAGTTTTGCATCTCCTTCTAAAGATACTTTTAGTGGGAATAATTCTACCACTGCGTTTACTATGGGTCAAAGTGTAGGTGACCCAAATCAAATAGAAGTATTTGTAGATAATGTTCGACAAGAACCTACAAGTGCATATACTGTAAACGGAACAACACTTTCATTTACAGGAACACCAGCAACTGGTACAAACAACATTTATGTTATTCATAAACAGGGTGTGATTGGTAATGGATTATTACCAACATCTGGAAGAGATAGTGATAGAGTTGGAAGTTTAACAGTTGATGGTGCAAGTACACTAACTGGTAATATAACCACAAGTGGAAACATAAGTGCGACAAGTGGTAGTATAACTGCTGGTGGTGCGTTGAGTGGTGTTACTACTTTAACAACAAGTAGCACTGCAACAATAGGTGGAGCTGCAACGATTGGTGGAGATACTGCGATAACTGGTAACCTTCGTTCAGACACAAGTGCAGACGGAATACAAATAGATGCAACAGATGGAAGTGCAAGTAATGCTGGTGATTTAATACTATTAGATGGAACAGATGGCTCTGCAACAAATGCTGGTTCAAGTTTATTGTATGAAGATGGTACTGGTGACCCAGCAAACTACTTTAATAATAATATAAAATTTTCTGGTGATGTCAAAATTGGTAGTGCAACGATTACAGAAGATACAACAAATAATCAACTGAAGATAAATGACCAAGTTGTTTCTTTTGGTAAAGCAGTTATCGGTTCAACACAGATTGTTGCATCAGATACTTTTAAAGGTGCAACTGATAGTGTTCTTTTAGATTTTAATTCTTTTCAAAATTTTATCATCACCTTAGATGGTAATATAACTCTTGCAAATCCAACCACAGAGAATGTAGGTCAATCTGGAATTATTGTTGCGATTCAAGATGGTTCAGGTTCTAGAAGTTTAACACTTGGTGGTGATTATGAATCTGCTGGTGGTGGTGGGATAACATTAAGCACAGGTGCTAACGCAGTTGATATTTTACCATACATGGTGGTAGCTGCAAATAGAATTGCAATAGGTGCTCCTCAACTTGCGTTTGCGTAGGAGATAAAATGGCACAATATGGAAATCAATGGTGGGCAAGTGCTGGTGGTGGTTTTGAAGTTTTTGCGTGTAGGTTTGACAGTTCTGATAGTTCAGAGATGGCCAGGACAATCGGAACACCCACGAATATAGATAAGTGGACTTGCAGTTGGTGGCAAAAAAGGTCAACAGCTGGTTTTTTTGATATTTCATTTTCTGGTCATTCAGGTGGAGAAAGCTACGACATGATATTTCATCATCAAGCAGATAATGGGATAAGGTGGGAAGCACAAGATGGAACTTCAAGTTATTCAGTGTACTCAACAAGTGGATATAGTTCTGGCACTTGGAGGCACTATGTGATGCATTATGACTCTGGAAACGGAACTTCCACAGACAGATTAAATATTTTTATAAATGGAAGTCAAGTGAGTGAGAGTACAAGATATGGTGGTCACCCAGCGTCTGGTAGAGATAGTATAGCGAACAAATCAGGTGCGTCATTTAACATAGGTCACAACCCTACATATGCTGGAAATACAAACGGATTGTTTTCTGAGTTTACATTCGTAGATGGAAGTATTCTCGCACCAACAAGTTTTGCTCAGGACAACGGAGGAACTTGGTCTGCAAAAGATTTTAAAGATGATATAACATTTGGTAACAATGGATTTTACCTAACTTTTTCAAATTCAAGTGCGTTAGGCGAAGATTTTTCAGGTAATGACAATGATTTTACATTGAGTAACATTGCGTCAGACCACCAAGTAACAGATGATTTACCACCAACATCATAATAGGAGATAAAAATGCCTTGGAAATATAACGGACAAGAAGTATCGACAACAAAAGGGTTTAAATACACTGATGGCAGAACTGCTCCTAGAAACTGGGTAACTGTCTGGGACGATACAGAGAAAAAAAATCAGGGATTAACTTGGGAAGACGCAGCTACACCTACAGTATCAGATGCACAAAAGTTAATCGAATTACGAAAAGAACGCAACGATAAATTGAATGCAACAGATTGGAGAGCATCTACAGACTTAACTATGTCAGATGATTGGAAAACTTACAGACAATCATTAAGAGATATCACTAAAACTTATCAATCAATGGACGCAGTAGGATTTGCATGGCCGACAGAACCATCATCTTAAGAGTATAAATAAAGTAAAGGATTTTAAATGCCATATCTAGGAAGAAGTACAGACGGTTTCGGAGTAAGAGATAGATTTGTCTTTACTGCGTCAGGGAGTGAAACATCTCTCAGTGGTTCAGATGACAATAGTAGAACTCTTAAATACCAAGACGGCACATACATTGATGTTTTTATGAATGGTGTTCTACTTCTTCGTGGAACAGACTATAATACAAACACCACAAACACCATAGCAGGTCTTGCATCTTTAGCTGCAAATGATATAGTAGAGATAATTGTTTATGATGTATTCTCTGTTGCAGACACAGTTTCTAAATCAGATGGTGGTAGTTTTGTTGGTGCAGTAACATTTGACTCGACCACCACTATGACAGGTGCTCAAACTCTTACAGGAACAACAAGTGCAACTCAAATAGATATTGAGGGTGAAACACTTTTAGAAGAAAGAGCAATTATGTTAGAGGGAACTGACAGTGATTTTTCTAATGAAGGTTCACTTCTTTTATTAGACGCAAGTGCATCTGGAACTGATGCTGGAGAGAAACTTTTATTCGAAGCAAACACACTAGACTCTCTTACAAAAGAAGACCCTGATGCATTAGTATTAGAGGACAATGATAATAACGGATTTATATTTCATAATACAAGCACAAATGAAAGAGTATCAACACAAAAAATTACTTTAGAGAGTGGAACACAGTTTGAGATACCAAATACTCTTACTGCACCAAAGGTCACTGGTGTGGCTGAAATTGCAAATGTAGGTGGTGACCAAAATACAAACTTTGATAATAGTGTATCAGTGGACATAAAGGCTATGAGTTTAGGTGCTGGAACTCATATATTAGATTTAGATAGAAATGCAAACTTTCAATTAACATTAAGTGGTAACATTACACTTGCAAATCCAGCAAACTTAACAGCAGGAACAACAGGAAGTATTTTTGTGATACAAGATGGTACAGGAAGTAGAACAGCAAGTTTTGGAACAAGTTGGGATTTTATAGGTGGAACTGCACCAACATTAACAACAGCTGCAAGTTCAGTAGATAGAATAGATTATATTGTGTTAGACTCCACAAACATTCATGCAGTAGCAACACTCGCATACTCATAATATGATAAATAGAAACAGGAGAAAATAAATGTGGGCATTAATAGTAGATGGTAGTATCAATAGGTTCTTTAAAGTTCCTACTGCATTCAAACACCCAACGACAGGATTACAATATCCAAGAAACTGGATAAACCTTGCAACTGACTCTGAAAAAAGTGCAATAGGTCTTATAGAAGTAACATATAGTGGTTCATATAAAGATAGTAATTATTATGATAACACAGAAAGTTCACCAGTATATGACGCAAGTAAAGGGACAGTTGTTATAACAAAAAGTTCAACTGCAAAAGATTTAGCTACATTAAAAACATCTAAAATAACTGAAATAGAAGATAGTACAAATAGTGCAATGCGTTCAACAGATTGGTACGTTACTAGAAAATCAGAAGTATCAACTGCGATTCCAGATAAAGTAACTGCTTACAGAACTGCTTGTAGACTTGTATGCAACTCAATAAAAACTGCAATCACAAACGCATCAGATTTAGATGCACTTATTGCTATATACACAAATGCAGCTGGTGTATCTAGTGCAATATCAGTTGATGGTAGTTCTACAAGTGTTGTAAGTACAAGTAACAACACAATAACAAAAAGTAGTCATGGTTTAAGTGATGATGAAAGAATTACATATTCATCTGGTTTTAAAACTGTTGATGGTGAAGAAGTTCCAAATGACCCCATCGCTGGTTTAGTAACTGATACGGAGTATTATGTTATTGGTAAAACTACGAACACATTTAAGTTATCTCATACTAACAGTCATATGGGTGATGCAGCTGCAATATCATTAACAGACGTTGGTGAAGGAACTGCTCACACGTTTACATCACAAGGTATTCCTCCTGTAGGAAATAGTATACCAAGTCCAGATAATCTTGCTTACGGAATTAAATAGTAGACAATCTCTAACCGATAAATACCTTCAAGGAGATTGTTATGGCTGTACAGTCACAGGACATTGCGAGTCTGTTCAAAGAACTTGAAGACGCATCAAAACTTGCAAAGTTAGAAGAAAAAGATAATAAAAAGAAAACTGAAAATCAAGTCAAAGAACTTGATGGTTTTCTTACATCTGTACAAAAAGTTGTAAAAGTAATAGAGAAAAAAGATGATGATACCCCCATTGAACCTAAGAAGATTACCGCTAAGATTGAAAAGAAAAGTAAACCCAACGGAAAAATCCAAGAACAATCCAAACCTGTTGAGAAAAAATCCTTATCAAAAGATGACACGAAAAAGTTAGACGCATTCTCTGGTCTAATCAAATCCTTTGGTGTAGAAATCAAACCAGAAATAGTTGAAGAGGATTTACAACTAAAAGTCGAAGATATCAAACCTGTTATCGTTGAACAACCTAAAGTTGATGAGAGTAAGAAGATAGAAGCTCTTGAAACTTTATTCTCTGGATTATCTGCACTCAAACCAGAACCGAAGATAGAAGAGTCTTTACTTAAGGTTGAACCAAAGAAAAAACCAAAACCTTTTGTCATAGAAACTAAAACACCTGAACCAGTCAAACCTGTTGTCGTTTCACAAACACCAGTGGATATAAGAGAGGCAATGAAACTTGTCAAAGACAAGGAATTACCTACAAAACAAGAAACAATAGAAGCAACACAACAACTTATAACAGATGTCGTTGACAACCTTGACGATATGAAAGGTAAGACAGAAGTCAAAGAACAGATTGATGAGATAGAATTATTAAGAAAAGAGTTTAATGCACTGCAATTACAAGTAAGACAATCTTCTACATTTGTTGGTTCTGGTTCTGGAAGTGGTGAAGTAAGACTTGAGTTTTTAGATGATGTGCAAAGGTCTACTGCAAAAGTAGATGGTAAGTTTTTAAAGTTTAGTTCCTCTGACGGAAAGTTCATTGGTGCAGATGCAAGTCCTGACACACTTGAAAATGTAACTGCTGGAACTGTGTCTGCAAGTAAAGCAGTTGTTGTAGATAGTAACAAAGATATCACTGGTTTTAGAAATGTAACGATTGCTGGTGACCTAACAGTTCAAGGTGATACTACACAACTTAATTCATTTGTAGAAACTGAAACTCCCTCACAAGTTTATGAGGCTTCTACTATCACGATTTTAGTTACCGTTGCAACAAAAACAACTGCACACCCTTACTATGGAGTAGGTAGTAGTAATGGTTATAAACTAAACGATACGTTCTCACCTTTTTTAAGATTGATACCAAGAAACACTTATAGGTTTGACCAGTCAGACTCAACTAACTCTGGACACCCACTACGATTTTACTATGATGCAGCTAAATCAACTGCGTATACAAGTGGTGTCACAACAAGTGGAACACCAGGCACATCTGGTGCATACACACAGATAGTCGCAGACGAAGATACACCAGACATTTTATATTATCAATGTTCTTCACACGCACACATGGGTTTCGGTGTTTTCTTTACCACAAGAAATCTCACAGGATTTACAACTGACAATCTAACAGAGGGTTCATCAAACAAATATGCATCTGATGAAACAGTTCAAGATATTGTCGGTGCAATGTTTAGTAGTAATACTGAAACAAGAATAACTGCAACCTATCAAGACGCAGACGGAACAATAGATTTAATTGTTGACGCAGTGACAGATATAACTGGTAATGCTGGAACTGCAACTGCGTTAGAAACTGCAAGAACAATTGGTGGTGTATCTTTTGATGGAAGTGCAAATATAAACTTGCCAGGCGTAAATACTGCTGGTGACCAAGATACTACTGGTAATGCTGCTACTGCAACATCAGCTGCAACACTAACAACTGCAAGAAACATACATGGTGTTTCATTTGATGGTTCTGCAAACATAGATTTATCTGAAGTTATACAAGACACCGTTGGTGCAATGTTTGGTAGTAATACTGAAACAGGTATTTCAGTTGAGTATCAAGATGCAGACGGAACATTAGATTTAGTTGTAGGAACATTAAACCAAGATACTACTGGTAATGCAGCCACATCAGACCTTGCAACTGCAGCCAATACAGTCAAGACAGTTACAGATGGAACAAATGCAAACTTCTTCTTAACATTCGTATCAGACAATAATGGTAGTGCAACAGCAGAAGCATTAAAGACAGATAGTGGTATACAATATAATCCAAGCACAGATACTCTCTCTGTTACTAATATTACTGCAACGATTGACGGAGTTTCATCTGCGATTAATGTTGCAGACGAGTCTTCTGATACAACTTGTTTCCCAGTATTTGTAACCAGTGCATCTGGTAATTTAGCTGCAAAGAGTGGAACAAACCTTACATTTAACTCATCAACTGGATTATTAACTGCAACATCATTTGCAGATGGTAATGGAAACACATTGACAACTGCGACTGCAGCTGCAGAAGAAGCAACTGCATTAGGTATCGCATTAGGTTAGTTTATTATAAATACTAATAAAAAGGAAGTAATATGGCAATACCCAGTACAAGAGATGGTTTCAGAGATTATTGTAAGAGAGCATTAGGTTTTGGTGTTATTGATATCAATGTATCAGACGCACAGGTAGAGGACAGGATAGACGAGGGTTTACAATATTTTGCACAATATCACTATGATGGTGTAGAAAGAATGTATCTTAAATACAAAGTTACAGAAGATGATATCACAAGAAGTAGGTCAAACGAAACAACAACTGCAACAGATACAAAAGATGGAAATGTAACTGCGTCATTTCTAGAGGGTAGAAACTTTATTCCTATGCCTTCTTCAGTCGTGTCTGTCATACAGATATTCCCATTTGATAATCAAGTAACAAACAATATGTTTGATATACGATATCAATTAAGACTAAACGACTTGTATGATTTTTCATCTACATCAATTATACAGTATGAAATGACAATGCGTCACTTAGATTATCTTTCACATATACTTGTAGGTGAAGTTCCTATTCGATTTAATCAACATCAAAATAGATTGTATCTTGATATGGATTTTCAAAATGCTATAGACGCAGACCAGTTTTTAATTATAGAGTGTTATAGAAAAGTTGACCCAGAAAGTTATACAGATATCTATGATGACATTTATCTAAAAAGATATGTGACTGCATTAATTAAAAGACAGTGGGGTGCAAACCTTTCTAAGTTTAGTGGAGTTGCAATGTTAGGTGGTGTTACTATGAACGGTGAAACAATCTACACACAAGCACAAGAAGAAATTACAAGACTAGAGGAACAAATTCAATTAGCATTTGAAACACCTATAGATTATATGATGGGTTAATGTTATGGCTGTCAATAGTGCGTTTCACACAAATAATCTCACATCACTTAAGTCAGAAAGAAATCTGTATAGTGATTTAATAAAAGAGGCAATCCAGATACATGGACATGATGTTTACTATATGGATAGACAATCTGTTGCAGCTGATACAATCTTTGGTGAAGATGCACTGAACAAATTTAATACCCAACACCCAATCGAAATGTATATTGAAGACGGTGAGGGTTATGCTGGTGACAAAGAGATTATGACACAGTTTGGTTTAGAGAACCGAAACGAAATTACCTTTGTTGTACATAAGAAAAGATTTCAAGAAATGGATAGACAAGTTCAAATTGAAGATGCAACAGATAGTTCTTCAAGTGGTTCTATATTATTAGAAGCAGGAACACTAGACCAATCAAGTTTATCTGCTGAATTAAATACAGTTACAAAAAGTTTTATCTTTGATGAGAGTGCAGAAAAAATTGTTTTAGAAAATGACAATGAAGGCAGAATACTTTCAGAAGAAAGTGGTAATGAGTTTTATTTAATTGTAGATACTGCAGCCACAGATGCAGACAGACCACAAGAAGGTGATTTAGTTTATCACCCAATTGTAGAAAAAATATTTCAAATAAACTTTGTAGACCATGATGAACCTTTTCATCAATTAGACAATAATCCTATTTACAAACTTAAGTGTTCACAGTATGAGTATAGTTCAGAAGTTCTTGATACAGGTATTGAAGCAATTGATGAGATTGAAGATAATCAATCTACTGATACACTTGCACATCAGTTTACAATGGAGCAATCAAGTGCAGTCAACGAAAACATTAGACTTGAAAATTTTAATATTCATGGAGAAGGTGTGTTACTTGAAGAAACAGATGGTGATAAAGTTCTCTTTGAAAATGACTCAACATCAGTCGGTGAAAATATCGCACTTGAGGTTGGTTCAGATGACTCAGGTATAACTGCATACCTCTTACAAGAAACCTATATAGTAGGAGATAGTAATACAACTAAGACAGCTCCATTGGAGCAAAACGAACTGTTTGATACAGAAGATGATAACATATTAGACTTTACGGAAAGAAATCCGTTTGGTGATGCTGGAGATTAATTATGCTAGGACAACAATTCTATCATGAAACAATGCGAAAAGTAGTTGTCGCATTTGGAACAATATTTAACAACATAAACATTGTAAGAAAAAACAATAGTGGAACAATCATTCAAAAAATGAAAGTTCCTCTTGCATACGGGCCTGCACAAAAGTTTTTAACAAGACTTGACAATGACCCTTCCTTAAAAAATAAAGTTGCAGTTACTTTACCACGAATAGGTTTTGAGATTGCAAATTTAGCTTACGACCCTGTAAGAAAATTAAATAGGGTACAAAAGTTCAAGAAGGTTAAATCATCTGATAAAAATAAATTAGATGTTCAGTATATGCCCGTTCCATATAATTTAGATTTTAGTTTGTATGTCATGGCAAAAAACTCTGATGATGCATTACAGATTGTAGAACAAATACTTCCTTACTTTCAACCAGACTACACAATTACTATTAATGATATGTCTGATATGGGTATTAAAAGAGATGTCCCTATCATATTAAGTTCTGTAAGTTATGAAGATAGTTATCAAGGTAACTTTGAAGAAAGAAGAGCTATCATGTATACAATGTCATTTACTGCTAAATTTTATCTATATGGGCCCGTTACTTCTGATAAAGTTATTAAGACAGTTCAGGTTGACCAGTTTACAGATGCAAAGGTTAACGCACCAACAAGAGAACAAAGGTATACGGTTACACCAAATCCAGCAACTTCGAGTGCAGATGATGACTTTGGATTTAATGAAACCTCATCATTCTTTCAAGACGCTGGGGATAGTTAATGCCGTTTTCTAAAGACTTATTAATAGGTGCAAGTGGTAATCAAGGTGCTGCTGGTTTTTATGATTATCAGATAGAAAAAACAGCTAGATTTGATGAAGGAGATAGTAGTTATTTAACTCGTACCAATAGTGGAACACCTACTAATGAAGATGTAGGTTTAATATCTTTTTGGTTTAAAAGAGGTAATAATATTGGTTCTACTACAAATGAAGCAATAGCAGGAGCAGACCCTACTGATATTAGAATAGAATTTAATACAGGTAATCCTTCAGGGTATAGTGATGCTATGCCATTCATATTTAATTCTGGTTCTTCATCATTTACTACACAACGAAGATTTCGTGACCCTAGTGGTTGGACAAGTTTTATAATGGAATATAATTCAGATGATTCTACTGCTGCTGATAGAATAAAAATATACATTAATGGTGTTCAATTAGGTGCATTTAGTGATAGTTCAGTATGGCACGCAAATGGAACTAATACTCAAGGGTCAGGAATAGATTTTGGTTTTACAGATAACGGTGATACTGTAAACTTTGGTAGAAGTCCAAGTAATAGTGGTTCTTATTATGATGGTTATATAGCAGAAATAATATGTTTAGATGGTTCTGGCTCATATACAGATGTAGGCGAATTTAAAAATGGAGTCTGGATACCCAAAGACCCAAGTGGTTTAACATTCGGTAATAATGGCTATCATCTAAAGTTTGGAAACGCAAGTGATTTGGGCGAAGACAGTTCAGGAAATGATAATGATTTCACAGCAAACAATATGGGCACTGACCATCAAGTGCTAGATAGCCCAACATTTGGCTCATAGGAGAGAATAATGGCAAGTAGTGGAAATTTTGCAACTTTAAATCCTTTAAATACAAGGGGAAGTTCAGCATCTTCTATGATTACAAATGGCAACCTTCAATATAATGGACAAGCGACACAAGATGAGGCTGGTTGTACTATTAATGTAGGTTATGGTGGTGTACCTAAAGTATATTTTGAAATGTATATTATAAACAATCACGACACTGGGTGGATTGGAGTTTATGACACTCATCAGATGACTTTAAAATATGAAAAAGCCTATGGAACTACTTCTTATAGAGCATTACTTGTTCGTACTACACAGAAGGTAACAGGAAGCACTACAAGTAATTACATTGGAGATGGAAGTGATAACAACAGTAGAAGTGGTCAGACTATTGGGGTTGCAATTGATGTTCCTAATCAAAAAATATGGTTTGCAGTAAATGATGCGTGGGGGAGTGATGGTGCTAGTGACCCCTCTGATAGTAATTATGCTTTCAATGATTTAAGTGCGACTGGTTGTTATGATGTGGTAACTCACATGGGTGGTGCCTCTGTAGCACAACCAGATTGGTGTTTTAACTTTGGTCAAGATTCTACATTTCAAGGCAGAGAAACTGCTGGTGGTAATGCAGATGGAAACGGCTTCGGCGATTTTAGATATGCGCCGCCATCAGGTTTTGTTGCATTATGTTCAGCTAACATATCTGTGGGAACAAGTATAGACCCAGCAGAAACAGACGATAATCACCCACAAAAAAATTTCAATGCACTAATATACTCAGGTGATGGAACTTCTTCAAATGGAATAACAGGACTTGGCTTTCAGCCCGACCTCACTTGGATTAAAGAGAGAAATGGTACAAATACATATTCTCATTCAATGCACGATACGAGTAGAGGAAGAGCTAGAGTTATTTTTGCAGAAGATGATAGAGAAGAAGACGGTTCTACATCTACACAAGATTTAGTTTCATTTGACACTGATGGATTTACAGTTGGAACAAGTAATGAGTCCAAAGTAAACGGCACAGGTTCATCATTTATTTCTTGGAATTGGAGATGTAATGCTGGAACGACTGCAACAAACACATCTGGAACGATTACCTCAACCGTACAAGCAAATCAAGATTTAGGATTCTCAATTGTAACATGGACAGGCACAGGAACATCAGGTACAGTAGGGCATGGACTAAGTTCAGCTCCTGATTGTATGTGGATAAAAAATAGAAGTGATGATATATCTTCTGATGGAGATGCGAATGGTCGGAGTTGGACAATATTTCACACTTCATTAGGTGCTGGGAGTATTCTTAGTTTAGATGAAACTCATAATGCAGAAACAGGAACAGGTTATTTAGGTGGTACAGCCCCAACAAGCAGTGTTTTTACAGTTAACACAAGTGTAGATTCAAATGAAAGTTCTCACGCAATGATTGCTTATTGTTGGCATAATATTGAAGGCTTTCAAAAGTTTGGCTCGTACAAAGGCAACGGCAATTCTGATGGGCCTTTTGTATATACAGGCTTTAGACCAAGATTAATGATGCTAAAAATGTCAGATGGAAGTTACTCAGAACAATGGAATATGTGGGATTCTGTTGATGATGCAAAAGCTGACCCCTGTGGAAATCCATTAGGCGAATTTCATAGAATTAATGAAGGAACTGAGTCAACATCTACCTCTCTTAATGTTGATTTTTTATCTAACGGTTTCAAGATTAGAGGCAGTAATACTGAAATGAACGAAAGCAATAAAAACGTAGTTTATTTTGCATGGGCTGATATACCTTTCAAGTACAATAATTCGTTCTCATAAGTATAAATAGAGGTAGGAGAAAAATATGAGTAATGCAAGAAATCTCGCAAATCTCTTAACAGGAGGTGATACAACAATCGCAACTGGTGATGTGGCCGCTGGTGCAATCACAAGTGTAAAACTAGCAGATGACGCAGTGACCACTGCAAAGATAGCAACTGATGCAGTTACAGCAGATAGTATTGATAGTGATGGTGCAAGTTTCCAAATGGGTGACTTGACATTAAACACACTTAATGCAAATACATCAATACTACCAGACACATCTGGTGGTGCAGATATTGGTTCTACAACCAAAGAATTTGGAGATGTATTCATTGCAGATGATAAGGCAATCAAGTTTGGTAGTGACCAAGATGCAACAATCGAATATGATGAAGACGGAGATGACCAACTTAAAATAGGTGGTGCAGTTACAGCATTCACAAATGCAGTCGTAGGTAAAACAGATACAGATACAAGTAATTCTGGAAGTGTCACATTAGATTTTGATGCTAATCAGAACTTTGTACTTACTCTTACAGGTGCAGTAACACTTGCAAACCCAACCACAGAAAAAGTTGGACAATCAGGTTTTATTGTTTTTATTCAAGATGGAACTGGAAGTAGAGCAGTCACTTTAGGAACAGATTACGAAACTGCTGGAGGTGCTGGATTAACATTGACTGCAACTGCTAGTGCAACAGATATAGTTCCTTATGTAGTTGCAGCTTCAAATAGAATACTTCTTGGGACACCTCAACTTGCGTTTAGTTAAGGAGATATAATATGTCAGGCCCTTTCGGTTCATCACAGTGGACATACAGTTCTGCTGCTGGTGCGTTCTATTCACATCAGATAGAACAGTCTGTTTATTTTACTAACAATTCTAGATTATCTAGAACTTATGGAACAGTCAGCAGTCAAACTGCATTTACATTTTCTATGTGGGTTAAAAGAAGTGAAACTTATGAAAATGGAATGAACACAGTTTGGCAAATGTTAATGGGTACAGGGACAGGTGTTGAAGGTGGAGGAGCTGCATTTGGTTTTGAATCTGGTGGTGGAACTTCTGGTGGTTTGAATAACAGAGATAGGATTGCATGGTATGGTCACAAAGGAACGAGTGGTGGTTCAGCAACTGGTGATGATAGAATAGCAGGTTATTATCGTGATACCACAGGCTGGTATAATATTGTTTTAAGAACTGACACATCTCAAAGTTCAGGTGATAGAATTAAATATTATGTAAATGGTAACGGGCCATTAGAAAGAACAACACAAAATAATCCTGATGGTAATTTGGATAGATTTCACTACGCAACTGCCACTCTCGTAATTGGTGCTAATACCAGTGGTAATTATGGTTTTGATGGATATATGGCAGAAATTGCTTATTGTGATGGTCAATCACTTGGCCCAAGTTCTTTTGGCGAAACAAAGAACGGAGTCTGGGTGCCTAAAGCTGTTAGTGGACTTACTTTTGGCAATGAAGGCTTTTATCTTAAATTTGAAGACTCAAGTAATTTTGGTAATGATAGCTCTGGCAATAATAATGATTTTACAGTTTCAAACCTAGCGGCAAATCGTCAAAGGCCCGACTCACCGACATTTGGAGAATAGATATGGCAAGTAGTGGAAATTTTTGTGTATTTACAGCAGACCTCAGATATGAGAGTCCTTACAGTACAACAGACCAACATTCAGGAGGTGGTCTAGATGTTAAAGGGCCAGGTAGTGGTAGTTTTGAACCTAATCAAGCAACCTTTACTCCTATGAGTGGAAAATGGTATTGGGAATATAGAGCAGGACAAGGTGGTGGTAGTAGTTACGGTAGACCAGCTATAGCAGTATCAAATCAAGCGCATACACAAAATGAAGATTATTACGGTGGTGGCACTGGAATAACAGGAGTTATGTTTGCAGCTAATAATGGAAATAAAAGAATTAATGGTAGTGATACTTCTTATGGTACAGCAGTAAGTCAAAATGATATAGTTCAAATGGCATTAGATTGTGATAATGGTGCAATGTATTTTGGTATAAACAATACTTGGCAAAACTCTGGTGACCCTACAAGTGGTGCGAGTAAAACTGGAGCCGCATTATCTACTGGTATTCAAAACGTCCCTATAGAAATTCAACATACAAGATATGCTGGTGGAGGAATAGACCGATACAACTTTGGCCAAGACTCTACATTTGACGGCGCTGTGACAGCATCAACTAATGCTGATGGGAATGGCCATGGTACATTTGCATATTCGCCACCATCTGGATATCTCACACTCTGCTCAGCTAATTTACCTTTGGCAGAAGCATTAGACTCAGCACAAGATAATCCACCTAGTAACTATACTGATGTTGTTACTTATACTGGAACTGGTAGCACACAAAGTATTACAGGTTTAAATTTTCAACCTGATTGGATATTAATTAAAAATCGTGATGTAAATGATAGTTGGTTAAATATGAATAGTGTAACAGGATTAGGAAAAACTCACGCATGGGACACTGCTGCTCCTTATCAAGATGAAACTGATTGTGTAACAGCATTTAATAGTAATGGATTTACTGTCAGCACAAATCACAGAGTAAATGCAAGCACAGAAAAATATGTTGCGTATTGTTGGAAAAGAAGTACAGATGCTGGATTTGATATCGTTGAGTACAGTGGAAATGGTAGCACACAAGCAGTCAGTCATAATTTAGGTGCAACGCCTGAAATGATAATGATGCACTTAAAATCAGGAACAAATGTGGACGGCACTATGTTTATGGACTCATCAGTTGCAGAAAGTATGGGTACAGGAGAAGGTGTTTTTATGAGTCTTAGTGCTGCTGCTCAGACTACAACTTATATGTCATCTGTGTCAAGTACGGCCTTTACCATGCCTTCAACTTCTCTGAACCAAACTGGTAGAACTTATGTTGCTTATGTATTCAGAGGTATAGAAGGCTTCAGTAAATTTGGACAGTATGAAGGCAATGGCGATGCTGACGGGCCCTTCATATTTACCGGCTTTAGACCAAGACATTTTTATATTAAAAAAATAGACGGCACAGGAAACTGGGAAGTAAGAGATACTGCTAGAGATATAAACAACCCTTTAGACTCAACAATTCTTTGGGACTCAAACACACTAGAAGCATCTAGTGTAGCTAGTAGTGCTTATCCAGTGGACGTGTTTAGTAATGGATTTAAATTAAGAACCACTAGTGCTAATTATAATACAGCTAATAACGGTTATATCTACGGCGCCTGGGCAGATGTTCCGTTCAAATATAATAATGCTTTCTGATGAGTAAAACAAAAGACATAATAGATGAAGCATTGGGTGCAGTAGAACTTGCAAAGTCCGAACCTGTAGAAAAGAAAGTTATACCTAGACCTAAAGAGAATGACGATATAGAGAATGATTATAAGTACCAGAGAGAAAACTTTTACAATCTAGTAGAAAGAGGTACAGATGCGATAGATGGTATTCTAGAAATCGCAAGAGAAAGTGAACACCCTAGAACATACGAAGTAGCTGGTAATCTAATCAAACAAGTTGCAGAAGTTACAGAGAAACTTGGTGAACTGCAAGAGAAGATGAAGAGATTAAAAGAAGTTCCAAGTAACGCACCGAAGAATGTAACCAATGCGTTATATGTTGGTTCAACTGCTGAGTTACAGAAGTTGTTAAAGGGTAAGAAGAATGGACAATAATTATCTAGGTAATCCAAACCTCAAGAAAGCAAATGTCAAAGTAGAATGGACAGAGGAACAACTTCTTGAATATAAAAGATGTATGGACGACCCTCAGTATTTTATTGAGAACTATGTCAAGATTATTTCTCTTGATGAAGGTTTGATACAATTCAAGATGTATCCATTTCAAAAAGAAATGATTGGTACATTCCATAAAAATCGTTTTACAATCTGTAAGTTACCTAGACAGTCTGGTAAGTCCACGATTATGATTTCCTACCTCCTACATTATGCATTATTTAATCCAAGTGTCAACATAGCTATCCTTGCAAACAAGGCTGCAACTGCAAGAGATTTACTAGGACGACTACAACTTGCATACGAAAACTTACCAAAGTGGTTACAACAAGGAGTGATGTCTTGGAATAAAGGTTCACTAGAACTAGAGAATGGTTCTAAGATACTTGCATCATCAACATCTGCAAGTGCAGTCAGAGGTGGTTCATACAACATCATATTCTTGGACGAGTTTGCGTATGTTCCTTCAAATGTTGCAGAACAGTTTTTTAGTTCTGTGTATCCTACAATTTCATCTGGTAAATCTACAAAAGTTATTATCGTTTCAACACCACATGGTATGAATATGTTTTATAAACTATGGACAGATGCAGAAGAAAAAAGAAATAGTTACATTCCTATTGAAGTTCATTGGAGTGAAGTACCAGGCCGTGATGATAAATGGAAAAAAGAAACAATCGCAAACACAAGTGAACAACAGTTCCAAACAGAATTTGAGTGTGAGTTCTTAGGTTCTGTCAATACACTTATCAACTCATCTAAACTTAGAGTATTAACATATAAACAACACTTACAAAAGAATGCTGGTTTAACTGTGTATGAGAAACCACAGAAAGACCACACCTATATGTTAACTGCTGATGTTGCACGAGGTACTAAGAACGACAACTCTGCATTTGTAATGTTTGATATCACAGAAGTCCCTTATCGTGTGGTCGCAAGTTTTAAAGACAATGAGATAAAACCTTTACTCTTTCCACAAAAGATATATCAGATTGCAAGAGCATATAATCAATCATTTGTATTAGTAGAGGTAAATGATATAGGTGAACAAGTTGCAAACAATTTACAATTTGATATGGAATATGATAATCTGATTATGGCATCTATGCGTGGTAGGGCTGGACAAGTGATGGGTAGTGGTTTCTCTGGTGGTAAAGCACAGTTAGGTGTACGAACAACAAAAGCAGTGAAGACAATCGGTTGTTCTAATCTAAAACAATTAGTAGAAAGTGATAAGATAATTATAGAAGATTTTGATATTATCAATGAGTTATCTACTTACATTGTACATGGTAGTTCCTACCAAGCAGAAGAAGGTTGCAATGACGACTTAGTCATGTGTTGTGTATTATTCGCATGGGCAACTGACCAGACATATTTTAAAGAATTAACAGATAACGACATAAGAGTTCAAATGTATAAAGACCAACAAAATCAAATAGAACAAGATATGGCACCTTTTGGATTTGTAGTCAACGGATTAGAAGAAGAAAATGTAGGGACTGCTGTAGATGAGTACGGTACTAAATGGAATCCTGTTGTTAGAAAACACGATACAAACTGGTGATTGAGAGTCCTTGCATAAATGTTTGCACTGTCATAGATGGTGAGTGTGTTGGCTGTTTCAGAACAGAGAAACAGATAGAAGAATGGTTACATTATACAGATGAGGAGAGAAGAAAGATTATGGAAGAGTGTGAAACTAAAATGTATCAAACTCAATAAGGTCATTATCTAATTTAACCCAACAGTTCCTACAAACAATCTTAGAACTATTAATGAGTTCTTTTATCTCCACTTGACTTTCTTCGTTTATACCTACTCTCTTTACCTTTCTTCTGATAGCTAAATCATGAGGATAAAACTTAAGACAAACGGTTTCACTCTCTTTACAATGCACACAATATTTATCTGCAAGAAAATCATTTAACCACTTGACCCTCTTGCGATAGTTACGTCTTGCAACCTTTTTAATTGTTTCTTTATACTTTTTATAGTGTGCGTTTCCCATGATTTTATTTATAAACAACTGGAATATAAAAAAGGGTTTACAAATATAAAATTTCCTAAATAAAAGTAAAATTAACAAAGAGGATACAAGAGGAGAAAACATATGTCATTTTTAGTTTCCCCAGGCGTTAGAGTTAGAGAGATTGACTTAACGAATGTTGTTCCTGCCGTTGCTACTTCAATAGGTGCTATTGCAAGTGCATTTGAGAAAGGGCCTGTTGGTTCAATAGTAAACATAACTTCAGAGGAAGAATTGATACAGATTTTTGGAAGACCTCAAAATGACAGTAATCAATTCGAGAACTTTTTTACTGCAGCCAACTTTCTTGGATACACTGACGCACTTAAAGTAGTTAGATGCGAATCTGGTATAGTAAACGCAACTGCAAACGGTGCTGGACTTTTAATCAGAGATGATGACCACTATGATAATGACTTTGACAATGGTCAAGCATCAGTCGGAGAGTGGGTCGCAAGAACAGCTGGTACACATGGAAATGCAATAGGTGTTTCAATATGTGCGAGTGCAACTGCATACGAGCAAACTGCTGTAACCACAACATCTGGTACAGAAGCTGCTGGTCAAACAATTATATCAGTAACAGACGCATCAGTATTTGGTGTAGGAGATATTGTAAACTTTGGTGAAACAGGTAATATCGAATACGAAACAACAACAGTAAACACATCTGATAACACAATCACAATAAAATTATTAGATGATGTAAATGGTGCTGGATTACAGAATGCTGTTGCATCTGGAACAAACATTAGAAGAAGATGGAGATTTTATGACTTGTTTGATGGTGCTCCAGGCACTTCCTCTTATGCAACAGAAAGAGGCAGAGGAACTAATGATGAGATGCATATTGTTGTTTACGATTACACAGGTGAACAATCTGGGTTTGATGTAGACGCAAACGGAAATAGAACAAATGGTGTATTAGAAACTTATCCAAACTTATCAAAGAATATAAATGCAAAATCACCACAAGGTGACAGCATCTATTATCCTTATGTAATCAGAAAACAATCACAATTTGTATACTGGACAGACCACAACAGTGCTGGTGTAAACTGGGGCACAGACATTGATGCAACAACAGGTAACATTGTCTTAAACTCAACTGACGGTTCATCAGATGCTGGTGATAAAATATCACTTGAAGATGGAACTGGAAGTGCTGGTTCAATCGAAATGGAAAGTGGAACAAGTGCTTACTCTGCATTAAACACACCGACTAAATCAGAACTTGCTGGAGGAACAGATGACTACGCAGTAACAGCTGGTGAGTTAGAAACTGCTTACGGTAAGTTTGAAGATACAGAGTCAGAAGATATCAATCTTGTATTAGGTGGTAAAGGTGGAGGAGCTGGTGACACTGCATCTTCACAAGATACTCACGTTACAATGTTGACTGCACTTGTAGAAAAAAGAAGAGATTGTATTGCGTTAGTATCACCCTATCGTTCTGCAACTGTAGGTGTATCAAGTTCAAATACAGCCACAGACAATGTCGTAGAAGCGTTTGATTTATGTCCTTCATCATCTTATGTGGTGTTTGACAGTTCATACAAATATCAATACGACAAGTACAATGATGTATTCAGATTTGTACCAATGAACGGAGATACTGCTGGTTTATGTGCAAACACAGACAATGTTGCAGATGCTTGGTTCTCACCTGCTGGATATAACAGGGGTGGAGTAAGAAACGCAATTAAATTGTCTTACAATCCAAAGAAAGCAGAAAGAGATAGATTATATCGTGCAAGGGTTAACCCAGTTGTTAACTTCCCAGGCCAAGGTGTAACACTATTTGGAGATAAGACTGCATTAAGTAAACCAAGTGCATTTGATAGAATTAATGTAAGAAGATTATTCTTAGTTCTAGAAAAAGCAATTGCAACTGCATCTAAGTTCCAACTCTTTGAGTTCAATGATGAATTTACAAGAGCACAATTTAGAAACCTAGTCGAGCCTTTCTTAAGAGATGTTCAAGGTCGTAGAGGTATTCAAGACTTTAGTGTTGTCGCAGATGGGACAAACAATACTGGAGAAGTCATAGACAGAAACGAATTTATTGCAGACATTTTTGTTAAGCCTGCTAGGTCAATTAATTTTATAACACTGAACTTTATCGCAACACGAACAGGCGTATCGTTTAGTGAGGTAGGAGGTTAATCATGGCAAACATAGATGATTTTAAAGCAAATTTAATCGGTGGTGGTGCAAGAGCTAACCAGTTTAGGGTTACCATTACTCCACCTCCAGGCATTGCAATAGGTTTAGATGTGAGAAGAGCATCATTCCTTGTTAAAGGTTCTAACTTACCAGCATCAACACTTGGTGAAATTGCTGTACCATTCAGAGGTAGAAACATTTATGTTTCTGGTGATAGACCTGCTCCAGATGCTTGGTCAACAACTTTCTATAATGACACTGATTTTATGGTAAGAAATGCAATGGAGAGATGGCAAAATGGAATTAATGATTATGCTAATAATACTGGTACTGTAAACTCTGCTGATTATCAGACAGATTTATTTGTAGAACAATTAGATAGAGATGATACAATTCTAAAGACTTATATTTTTAGAAGTGCGTATCCTCTAACAGTTGCACAGATTGATTTAACAACAGATGAAGCTACTGCAATTGAAGAATTTGAAGTGACATGGAGATACCAACACTTTGAACCATCAGGTGTTAGTTTTTAACCTACTAAATAGTATTACACAAACAGTAGGAGTTTTATAATGGCTGACCTTTTTGGGTTTCGTTTTACACGAATACAAGATGATAAGAACAAAGAAAAATTCACTCTGCCGTCTGAACAAGACGGCACGATTGATGTAGCTGGTGGAGGTTTCTTTGGTCAAATCCTAGACACTGACGGAAGAGAAAGAACTGAGTCTGACCTCATTCGTAGGTACAGAGATATTGCACAACAACCAGAATGCGATAGTGCGATTGAAGATATCGTAAACGAAGGTATCGTTGCAAATGAAAGAGCTCAAGCAGTTCAAGTAGTTCTTGACCAACTTCCTTATCCAATGAAAATTAAAAAAGCAATTGAAAAAGAATTTGACCACGTTCTTCGATTATTAGACTTTGATACAAAAGGTCATGATATCTTTCGTAGATGGTATGTTGATGGACGATTATTTTATCACAAAGTAATCAATACAAAAAATCCTAAAATGGGTATTCAAGAAGTACGATATATCGACCCACGAAAAATTAAAAAAGTTAGAGAAGTTGATAAAGATATTAAAAAAGGCACAAGTTTAGAACTTGTTAAAAAAACAAATGAATATTATATTTACAACGACAAAGGTATGTTTAGTGGTGGATATGGTTCTGGTTCTAATGAAGGATTGAAAATATCACCTGACAGTATCACCTATTGTCCATCTGGTTTGGTAGACCAAAATAAAGGTAATGTGTTATCTTATTTACACAAAGCTATCAAACCTGTTAATCAGTTAAGAATGATAGAGGACGCATTAGTTATCTATCGTATCTCCAGAGCTCCAGAAAGAAGAATATTCTACATTGACGTTGGTAATCTACCAAAAATTAAAGCAGAACAATATCTGAAAGATGTTATGAATCGTTATCGTAACAAATTAGTGTATGATGCATCTACTGGTGAAATCAGAGATGACCGAAACCATATGTCAATGTTAGAAGATTTCTGGTTACCAAGAAGAGAAGGTGGTAGAGGAACAGAAATCACTACACTACCAGGCGGTTCTAATCTTGGTGAGATAGATGATATAACTTATTTTCAAAGAAAACTATATCGTTCATTGAATGTTCCTATCTCAAGACTAGAGGCTGAACAAAACTTTTCACTTGGTAGGTCAACAGAAATTACAAGAGATGAACTTAAATTTACAAAGTTTGTACAAAGATTAAGAAAGAAGTTTACACCAGTATTTACTGATATGTTAAAAACACAGTTAATATTAAAAGGCATAATGACACTAGAAGAGTTTCATAATATCAAAGAACTTATTCAGTATGATTTCTTACAGGACGGACACTTTACCGAACTAAAAGAAGCAGAACTTATGGAAAACAAATTGCAAACACTTCAAACTATAGAGTCATATGTCGGAACATTCTTCAGTAAGAAATGGGTGCAGAACAATGTGCTTAGACTTACTGACTTAGAAATTGAAGATATGCAAAGACAAATTAATAAAGAAGCTGGACTTGACCCAGACGAGGGTGGAGTTGATGTTCCAGATGGCACTGATGGTATTACAAGATATCCATCAATTGATGGTGCTCCAATACCAGCAGATGATGTTGCAAAACTAAAAGGTGAAGAACCACCAGAGGAGGATAAATAAATGAGTAGTAAAGATTTTGTAGATGCGTTAGCAAGAGGTAGTAACCTAGACGCAGAAGATGCTTTTAAAAGTGCAATCGGTAACAAAGTTACAGATGCGTTAGAAACAAAAAGACAAGAACTCGCAAAGGGGTTTGTGAATAATCACATACCAGAACCAGAAGATGACAAAAAGGTTTGACGAAATTTACATACCTTTCTTTGAGAAAGACGAACATAAAAAAACTAGGGAATATAAAAAGTTAAGTCCCAAGATGCGTAAGGCTGTGGACGATTTATTTAAAAAAATGGACTCTAAACCTTCAGATTTCCTAAATACTTTTGATAAAAATATAAAAGATGTTGCAAAAAAATATCGAGTGTCTGATAAAGACATAATGAAATATTTTGAAAAAGAAGTATTAACATTAGGATTGTAAAATGGCAATAAAATTAATAAGACACGCTGGAACAATCACTGTATCTACAATGGGCGATGACAACGCTCACAGTCTTGACTGTGGTCTAATGGGAAAAGGACAAGCATTAAGAGTTAATGAGTTTGGTGGACAAGATGTATTCATTAAAGTAACCGATACAGATACAGCAACTGCTGTTACTGCAACAAACGGATTATATCTTAGAGCAAACACCTCTGTACTCATAGTTCCTGATGGTTCAAGATTTAAAAACATTGGAGGAGAAACAGGTGGATTTGTTGTTCAAGACACTGCAGCTAATGCTGGTGACCCAATAGTATTTGACGGCACAGACGCAAATAGTTTAGACGAACACGATAGACTTCTCTTAGACGGTGCAGAAGTAACAGTCACATTATCTGCAATAAATGAAACAGCTGGTAGTGATGGTGGTGTTCATGTAGAAGTAGTATCAGAGATTGTAGGATAGGAATATGGAAACACTAAAACTTATATCAGAAGAGATACAAGATGTAGAATATATTACCGAACAAAAAGATAACGGTAAAAAGAACTACAAGATAAAAGGTATCTTTATGCAAGCTGATATTAAGAACCGAAATGGTAGAATATATCCTATGGAAGTTTTAGAAAAAGAAGTAAGAAGATATAACAAAGAACAAATTAAAGAGAATAGGGCATTTGGTGAATTAGGTCACCCAGAAGGCCCAACCATTAATCTTGAAAGAGCATCTCATATGATTACAGATTTATATCCAGATGGTAAAAACTTTATTGGTGAAGCAAAAATACTGTCAACACCTATGGGTAAAATTGTAGAAAATCTTATGGAAGACGGTGCAAAGTTAGGTGTATCATCAAGAGGTATGGGTAGTTTAAATCAAAAAAACGGTGCGAACTATGTTAGAAACGATTTTTATCTTGCAACTGCAGCTGATATTGTTGCAGACCCTTCCGCTCCAAATGCTTTTGTAGAAGGTATTATGGAAGGAAAAGATTGGGTTTGGAACAATGGTTCACTTGTAGAAGCAGAATTAGTGAGAATGAAAAGTAGAATTGAAAGAAGAACACGCAGTCGACACGCAAAAGAAGATGCGTTAGAGTTTGCAAAGTTCCTCAAGTTGTTATAATTTATAAATATATTATACTAAAAGACCAATTTAAAGGAGAGCCATCATGGCAAACGAACTAGATAAATCAATAGAAGAATTGGAAGCAGAAGTGATTGCCGAGTTAGAAGAGGGTGCTCATGATGCTCCAACTAAAGGTGCAATGAAGTCCGAACCAATGCCTAAGAAACCAGCTGATGGTGCAACAGGTGAAGAAGATATCGGTGGAAGCACACCAAGTAAAGTAACACCTCCTACAGGTAAATCTGCATCAAAGAGTTCCAAAGAAGTTAGTGGAGATGCACAACAAAAGGGAGAAGGGAAACCAGACAAAATGCAAAAACATAAAGGTAAAGCAGATGGTACTGCAAGTTCATCTGATACTAAACCTCTTGCAATGGGTTATACAGATGACGAAATCAGAGAACTATGTCATTCTAAATCTCACGACTGTGCAACATTCGTAGAACACCCAGAGTTTGGTAAAGGTAAACCAGTATTAAAATCACACGCAATTCCAGATGAAAACGGAAATGTAGAGTGGTATGATGTACAATTCAAACATGGTATCGAAGAAAAAGTCATGGCAAAAGATATGAAGATTCTTGCAACTGAAGGTCATCACGAAGAAAAAAAGATGACTAAAGACGGTATGATAAATGCTATGAAAGACATGATGATGGGTATGCACAAAGAAAAGAAAGATGTTATAAAAGCAACTTTTGACGCAATGAAAGCTGGATACCACGAAATGGCTCATGGAGATAAAGAAGAGTCTGCTGAAGATAAATCAAAGAAAGAAGCAGTCGAAAAGAGAGTCAAAGATATCAATGTTAAAGAACACGTTGACGCATTAATGAACGGAGAGGGTGACCTTTCAGAAGAGTTCAAGAGAAAAGCTGCAACAGTATTTGAAGCTGCAGTGAAATCAAAAGTGCGTGAAGAAGTAGAAAGATTAGAGGAAGACTATAGAAAAGACCTAGACGAAAATATGGTCAAAACTCAAGAAGGATTGACTGAGAAAGTGGATAACTATCTCAACTATGTCGTGGAAGAATGGACGAAGGAAAATGAACTTGCAATCGAAAGAGGATTAAAAGGTGAGATTGCAGAAGACTTCATTTCTGGATTGAAACAACTCTTTGAAGACCACTACATTGATGTGCCAGACGAAAAGTATGATGTCCTAGAGGCACAATCACAAAAGATTTCCGAACTAGAAGCAAAGTTAA